CCGTTAGCCCTGTGATCTTCGTGTCTGTCATTAGTTAGCTACCAACGTCGTGCCCGTGAGGGTGATGATGATGGTCTTCCCACCTGTGACTACGTCGGCCTCGGTGATCGAGGACGTAGCGGTGCCCGTGATTGCAGCGGCGGGGACTGGCTTGTAGACGATTCCGAGCGCACCCCAGTGCCCAGTAGCCCCGAGCGTTGCCGAGATGGCTACGGACTCGGTGCCCGCCGGCAGGCGGTACTGACTCTGGCCGGTCATGTACGACGCATTTGCGTTTTCGTAGATTGACTGGTCGCTGAGGGCCGTGTGACTTACTGGCGCATAATCCTCGGCCGCGATCTCGAACATCAACCCGCCTGCGTGCCCTGTCATGCTGGCAGTGGCTTCGGCGGTGCCGTTGCCAGTGTTTGTGTACAGCGTCCCGTCTATTGCGTCGATGTTCAGTGTCTCAACGCAGCCCCAGATGACGCTGGTTGGGACGTTGTTGACTGCTATGGTCAACGTCCCGTCTCCAGTTATGGGGATGCGGTAGATTTCGTGCCGCAGGTAGTATCCCGCGTTGTTCCATTCCAGCGTCGCATCCAGGACTGCGGGGTTGATCGTTGCCGTCCCAGCGGATTTCGTAGGCGCAGCAGCGAGCGGAGAGCTGCTTGCCTTGTACTGGACAACCCCCCAGACCAGTGTACTCCCGTTGGTTACGTTGTAGGGCAGGGCGTAGGTAGCGCTGCCAGCACCGTGATTCCCAGCTTGGTTGTTGACGATTGAGATGGCGGCCAAGGGCTACCCTAGCGTCTCCAAGAACGTGAACCGCTCGCGAAGCTCCGCTTGATCGAGAAAGCCGAGGTGCTTGCGCTGGTGCCCGACTCGCACGCCGAGATGCAGGTACGTGGGATACCCCTTCGCGGACAGTGCCCTACACATCGCGATGTCCTCGGTCATCAGCTTGCCGTTGAGCGTGGACGTCGGCGTCGCCATCGGCACTGTGACGTCTCGCCCGCAGACCTCGAACGTCGTGAACTCTGTCGCCATGTCGGACAGGAGCTGCGCCGCGCGGCGCGAGAGCATGAGGAAACCCGTGCCGGCGCCGTCCACCTCGACGACGTCCTCGATCACTTCCTTGCCGGCCATCTCGCTGTGTGTCTTGCGGATCTCGTGCCGCGAGATGTACGGAGCCCCGATCACGTCGTGCCCCGTCGCCAGCAGCTTCGGAATCGAGTCCCACTCCCAGGCCATATCGGCGTCGATCCAGAGCAGGTGCGTCGCCTCGGGCATGGCGAGGAACTGGTAGAGCAGCAGCGACCTCGCTTGCACCAGGTACGGCCACCCGCACAGCGGCGCCCAGGCGAGACGGATATTCGTGCGCGCGAGATTGCTGAACGTCGCCATCATCGATTGCACGTACATCTCGGGGAAGTCACCGGAATAACACGGCGTCGCGATGACGACGACCGGACCTACCGTGCTCCCCATCTACGGCAGCGTGATCGTGAACGAAGAGACCTGGATCGGCCCGCCCGAGACGATCGAGGTCGTATTGAGGTTAATGACCGCACCCGACGTGGCAACGTCGCAGTCGAAGACCGCCGTCGTCCCGTTGCTCTTCCACACGCGCGCCCACAGCGCTATTCCCGTGGTGTCCGCACTGGTGTCCTGCGTGATCGTGTTCGCGGTCCACACGTGCCCCGTTCCGCTGGCCGCTGCCGCGACCGTGGCTGAGAACGTCAGCTCCCCGAGCAGGGTCGCCGTGCCGATCGCGGTGTCCGCGTTGGCGGGCTTCGGAGTGGTGTAGATGCGGATCAGGCCGGACGCTCCGATCGCGGTCGTGATCGCGTCGAGCATTCCGTCCCGGGTTGCGTTGGCGAAAGTGATCGTAGTTGCCATAGGTCTCCCAGCGGGCCAGGTGGCCCGAATTGAAAGCGCGAGTGCGTGCGGTAGTGCGGCGCTAGGCCGCGACTTCTTCGCGGATACTTACGATCAGGCCGTCGGCGTCCCGTTCGATGAACTTGCGCACCACGCGCGGCCCCAGCGCGAAGGACTGCTGCGTCTGCTTCTTGTCCGGCTCCGGCGCCGCGTCGGCGCTGTCGTCTTCGCTGTCGGCAGGCTTGTCCGGAGCGGCGGGAGTCGCTGCCGCCTTGGCCGCGATCGTCGTTCGCGCGTCGCTCTTGAGCACGATGCCGCGCTTGTCGAGCTCCTTCTGCCAGTCCTCGATCGCGTCGAGCTGCTCCGTCGATGTCCAGCCGCGCTTGCGCACGATCTCGGGCCAGGTGTCGAAGCCCGCGAGGCACGCCTCGATCTCGGCCTCGGTCTCCTTCAGCGGGTCGATCAGCTCGAAGCGCGGGGGCGTCCACTCGATCTTGGTCCGCTCCCCGATGCCAGGACTCCCGAAGGCCGCCTCGGCTTGAAACCTGTTCCAGATTCGCTGGCACACGGTCGGCACGTGAAGCTGCCACTGGTCCTGCTCGATGCGGCGGCGGAAATCGACGAGCCCCGCGCGGTAGCTCGAGTAGTTGACCTGTGACAAGTCCCCGGTCATGAGCTCGTAGGGAACACCGCAGCCCGCAGCAATCGCGCGCAGGCCGAAGCGCTCGAAGTCGGCATACCCGCCCGAGCTCTTCGGGTCGGCCATCGTGATCGACTCGCCGGGCTTCAGGTACTCGATCATGCCCGGGAACAGCGTCTCGATCCGCCCCTGCGCGTCGGTCGAGACCGGCCCGAGCATCGTAGAGTCCATGCCTGATCCCGTGGTCACGAACGCAGCCAGGCACGCCTCGATCTTCTTGCGCATCAGCTCGGCGTCGTCGTAGTCGTCGAGGTCGCGCATCCGCATCATGACGGGTGCGAAGTCCGTGACTCCACGTGTCTGCCCAGGCCGCAGCTTGCGGAACACGTGGATGATGTCTTCGGCCACGACGCGCCGGCTCGTGAGCCCGCGCGCCATCGAGCGGTTCATCGACGACCAGGAGTCGCCCGGGTGCTCGTTGTAGATCCAGTAGGCCAGCACTTGCCCCAGCGCGCCGTACTCGATCCCACGGCGCACCATGTTGCCGTTCTCCGCGATGCGGCCGTCCTTCGTCTCGTCGAGGTAGTCGGGCTCGAGCACCCTCAGTTTGACCGCCACCGAGCCCGGGATCTGCGACGACGGCACGAACTGGACCAGGGCCTCACCGGACTCCATGCGGCAGCGCTCGATGAGCGTCTGGAGCCCGTAGAGGTCGAGCTTCGCGTCGGCGTCGCAGCCATCGACGAAGGCCGCCCAGGAGGCCGCGAGCCGGCGGTTCTTGACCTCGGCCACGATCCCGGTCCCGATCGTGTTGGAGACCTTCACGTCGATCGCCCGCGCGGCGTAGGGATTGTTCCGCACCAGGTCGCGTGCGCGGTCGCGTAGCTTTCGGTTCGAGCTGTCCGCCTCGGCGTCGGCTGAGCTGCTGGTCGTTACCCAGCCGTCCGTTCTCCGGCCCGACTGGGCGCCCTCGTAGCCGAGCGTTGACATCATGCGCCGTGCCTGAACGCGCCGAGCGCCGCGCGCGGGAGACGCCCAGCCAATCGCGCGGTCAAGCCAGGTGGACTGCATCACGACCTCGAGAAGCCGACGCGCGCGTAGCGGTCGGTTCGTGCCGTGGCCTCGACCTCGGCATTCATCACGCCGAGCAGGTCCATCATTTCTTTCAGCGAGTGGTAGATCACGGTGCGGTCCTGGTAGGACACGCGGAGCTCTCCCGTTGCGATCTTCGCCTTGAGCGCGTCGCGATCCGTGGACGTCCAGCCCATGTCACCTCCTCAGCCAGTCGCGATTGGAGACAAGCCAGCCACCAGGGCGGCGCGGATCCGGCTTCGGCTTGGGTTCCTCGGGGACGGGTGCAGCACTCGGCTCGGGAGCCGCCACGGGCTTCATGCCGAGGCTCTTGTGCAGGTGCTCGAGTTCCGACTCCAGGCTGAGACGCGATCCCGTTTGCAGGCCCACCAGCGCCGCGTAGCCGTAGACGCGGCAGTCGAAGGCCTCGTTGTGCGGCTTGCGCTTGACCCACTCGCGCTTGGCGAATCCCTTGTGAAACTTCGTCACGACCTGCTCCGCCGTGAGCTGGTCGAAATACTCCGGGCCGCGTCCGAGCGGAAAGTGGCAATAGCCCGGACCGGGCTGCTCGATCCGAAGCCGATCCGTCACTGTTTCCTTGGCCGTGTCTACCCCGATGCCGTAGAGCACCAGGCCTCCGCTGCGCCTGGCTGTACGCTCGGGCCAGACCGGGCGCCTGCCCGCGATGCCCTTGATCCCGAATACGTACTGCCGGCCGCCGTCCGGGGTCGCCCTTCGATATCGCTCGCGGCAGAAGCGGTAGGCCGCCTGCGTGTGATGCCCGCCCGTGTCTACGCAGACGCCTCGGATGAACGTATCGACGCCGAGCTCGTGGGGCCTGGCGCGAAGCAGCAGCGCGTCAAGATCCTGCCAGAGCGTCGGCGTCGATGGATCTCCATGGAGGACGTGGTACTCGGTCGACCAACACTCCTCAGTCGCGCCCCAAGCAACGACCTCGACCTCAATGCGGTTGTCCTGCACGTCCACGCCGGCCGTCAGCACTGAGGCCGCCGCCGGGACGACCGGCTTTCCGTCTCGCTCCGGGAAGGCCTCGCGGCGGGCCATGAGGCCTGCGTCGTCGAGCTTCTCTCCGCTGTCCTCCCAGGTCTCGCCGAGTGCCGTATTGACCCAGACGCGCAGGAGCTCTGGGAGCCGCTTGGCGTCGAGAAAGTTCGTGGCCGTGTCCGAGAGCCGGATCCATGAGCTGTAGAACTCGTTCAGATGAAAGCCGGCGATCCCGCGAAACGGGGCGCTCGCCTCCCAGTGGCCGAGGCGCACGGCCGCGTGCCGCTTCGCATCGGACCATCCAGATCCGCAAGTAGGGCAGAAGTAGAGAGCCGTCTCCGGGTGCCCTTCGTCCCAGCGGACATTGGCCCAGGTCAGCTTCTGGCTCTCTCCGCAGTCAGGGCACGGAACCCAGAAACGCCGCTGGTCGCTCTGCTCGAAGGCCGCCTCGATGCGGCTCGCGCCCTTCACCGTGGGCGTCGAGGTAAGGACCAGCTTCCGGTTCCAGAACGTCGTCGAGCGCTTCCGCGCCAGGTTGACCGGATCGCCTTCCGTGCCCGCGCTGACCGGGTAGCGGTCCACCTCGTCGCAGAGCGTGATCCGGACCGGGCGCATCGCCAGGCTCGCCGGCGAGTTGGCGCCGACTCCCGTCCAGTGGCCTCCCGTGAACGTCTTGTGGAGCAGCGTGTTCCCGCTGTCGCGAGCCCGGGCATCCGCCACGCGGCCCTCGAGACAGGGCGTGTCGCGCAGCATGGGCGCCAAGCGGTCCTTGGAAAACGCCTCCGCCATCTCGAGCGTCGGCTGCATGAGCAGCATCGGCGCCGGGTCCTGGTCCATGTAGTAGCCGATGACGTTGAGCAGGCACTCGGTCTTGCCGACCTGGGAACCGCTCATCATCACCACGGTGTGCACGGCCGGGTCGCAGACCGCGTCCATCACGCCGCGCAGGTACTCAGCTCGTCGGGTGTACCACTGCCCCGGCTCCGCGCTCGCCTCCGGGCTGAGCTTCCTTTCGCGGTCGGCCCACTCGGCGACGGTGAGCTTCGGGGGCGGGCGCAGCGCTTCGGCGCGTGCCTGGCGCAGCCTTCTCCGAAGTTCCGAGATCGCATCGGGCGCCGTCCCGATCATCGTGGGGCTCGAGGTCATCGGTGCTTGCGAGCTCACTCAGGGCCTCATTGATGGCTCCGTCAAGGATGTCCCGGGCCTCTTCTGGCGTCGTAATCGCGGCCATGATCGGAGCGAGCTTCGATGGGATCGCCAGGAAGCGCGTGCGGACGCTGGTAAAGACCTCGGTGACCATCTTCGCGCTGAGGTCGATCTGGATGACATCGCCTCGCTTCTCGGCCAGGTCGTACTCGGCCAGTGCGGCCTCGGCGGCCATCTTGCGGCGGCGAGCTTCGTCGAGATCGAGCCCGGTGGTATCGCCGAGGCCCTCTTTACCCTTCTGCTCGAGCAGCCAGCCGACGCAGGCCGCCACCTCGAAGGACCACTGTTTGCCG